TATAAAGCCGATGATGGTCAACATGACGATCTGGTAATGAGTTTGGTATTTTTTGCTTGGTTGACCAGACAAGAGTATTTTGCGGATCTCATAGAGCAAGCAAAATTTAATTACGAAGATACCTCAAAGCCGGAGGACGACAACGTTCTTTTTGTTCCAGATCCCAAAAATGATGATGATGACGGTGAATTTGTCGCAGGAGGGGCAGTTTGGTATCCTACATAAGAATGCTAAATATTTTGAAGAAAAGGGAACCTAAATGCCATCACTCAGCTCTTTTGTCAGTTCAAACCAATATTCCACAGAAAGTACAACAAATCCGCTCATTGCGGGTATGTTGATGGGATCGACGTACAATACCGGTCTAACATTCAACGGTCTATCTGGAGCTGCCGGCAATGATCCAGGTGGTATTTTTGGTTGGTTGATTTATTCTAGAACCACGTTTTATAATCCGATCAAGGGAACTACAGCTTCTCCGTATATCGTTTATACAACTCCACAGGAGTTGGTAGGGGATTTAAACAAACTTTCAGGCATTACAGCGTGTTTAATAAGCTCTCCAGGACAGGGAGGAACTTATGGATTTTTTGTTACTGCAGGGACAGAAAATAATATAATTCAACTGTCTCCACAAAATCCTGGCAAAGATTTCTTATATGCTCTATCATATCTGGCGTATGGTGGAACTTTGGTCATAAGTCCAAATACTTCTGGCTTGGATCAGTATACAAATATTACAGACAATTCTTTTGACGTGGTAATAGGACAAGACGGCTCCACTGCTCTATGTCAATGGTTAATCAATCAACCGTACACCGCTGGAATTTTTCCAACCATTGCCGATTCCTCGGGAAGAACGGGTGGTGGAAACACTATGCAAAATTATGCAGTATTGTTTAATGATGCCTCGTTGGTGACAGGCACAACGGTAGCCAACAGAATATTCAATGTATGTGGCCTCAATACTGTAAGCAATTTGGACACAACTTCGCTTTTGGGCAGCAGCCAAATTACATATACTCTCCCAGCTGTCGGTGACGTGGGTGGATTTTTCACCAGAGCAAAAAACAGAAACGAAACGTATTTAACGGTTGCCGGTATAGATCGTGCAACCACTTTGAATGGCAATATCATCAACTCTATTGATTGGAATAGTTCTATAAAAACAATTTTACGAAATAATAAAGTAAATTTCTTTGTAAACTATAATCCAAAGTTTTTGGGTGCCGATATCGTAGGCGCGACGGCTACGGGAGCAGTTTTGACCAATTATGACAGAATTGGACCATCACGTCTAAAATCGGCTTTAGAGCAAGCCATAACCGGGATTGCACTTAAGTATCTGTTTGACATCAACAACCCACAAACAAGAGCACAGGTTACGGCTGAGGTTCAGACATCAATAGATCCATTTACTCCGTATATCGATACGACACAAACTCAAATCATATGTGATGCTACAAATAACGTAGACAATGCATCCACGCTAACAATCCAGGTTATTATTAAACCAATTTTGAGCATCGATTCATTTAGCATCAACGTAACATTGGCACAATAATGTCTTCATTTAATAACAGCATAATTTCATTTAAAGACGGTTTTAATGGTGGAACCCGCGCAAACAGATTTCGGGTAACACCTCAATGGCCAAGTGGAATTTCTGTTACTGATGAAGATCCAACATTTAAAATTGTTTCTGCTTCAATACCAGCAGTTCAAGTAAACACTATTTCAGTACCGTACAGAGGAAGACAAATTACATTTGCCGGAGACAGACAATACAGCACGTGGACAGTCGGCATCTACGATGACAACAACACCAACAATTTGTGGACAGGACTTCACAAATGGGGTGAATTTATGGACGGGCACCTCACCCATTTGGTAAAAAATGATAATTTTTCTTATAGCCAATTTCAAACTACCTGGAAAGTCGAACAGCTTAGTTTAAATGGTGATGTCTTAAAAACGATCACCCTTTTTAAATGTTGGCCCTCCGTTGTAGGCCAAATTGGTTTAGATATGGGAGAAGTAGGTTTTGTTGGATTTAGCGCAACTTTGACATTCGATTACATGCGCATTCAAGATAATTTTAATAACTAACATGCTAATAGATTTTAAAAACAACTTTTTTGGTGGTACCAGATCCAATAGATTTCGTATAACCGGAAATTTTCCAACCGGGGGTGGATTCACAGATTTTCATGTTAGGGCTTCTACCATTCCTCAAGCCGCTTCTCGCACAATAAGTTATGACTATTTTGGAAGAAAGTTTCATTATCCAGGAGAAAAAGATTATGGAACTTGGTCATTTCAAGTGTGGGATGATACGGGAAATAATAATATTTGGGGAAAATTGCAAAAGTGGCAAGATTTAATCAACAATCACGATACAAATCAATCCGCCATTGATGCGGACGATTATAAAGCTTATAACTGGAATATTCAGCATTTGGATCTAAATGGATCTCCAGATCCACTCAAACAATGGACTCTGAATGGATGCTGGCCAGCGGGAATTCAGCAAATTGCCCTAAACATGGGCAATCCAAACGTGTTAAATACTTTTAACGTGATTATTGTATTTGATTATATTCAAATTAGAGACATTACAGCAAACATATAAGGTGAACAATGGAAATTGATTTATTTGGATTTCAATTCGGAAAAAAGAACGAGACCAAGCAACAAAAAGAGTCTCAGGCTATCCAGTCTTTTGCTGCGCCAGAGGTATATGACGGAACCGTAACCGTAGAAGCAGGGGGATTTTTTGGTACTGTATTGGATTACGCCGCCGTCATGCGCGACGAGCAAACCTCAATCATCCAATATAGAAACATGTCTGTATACCCCGAATTGGACAATGCAATCGATGAAATCGTAAATGCCGCAATTGTGCCCGGATCCGACCACAGACCAGTTAAGTTGGATTTAAGCAACTGCCCGATATCAGACAACATCAAAACAAAAATTTATCGCGAATTTGATAAAGTTTTGCACCTTTTGGATTTTAATCACAAATCTTACGAGATGTTCCGTCGTTGGTACATAGATTCAAAGATTTATTATAATATTGTAATCGATAAAGATCTTCCCATGGAAGGCATCAAAGAGATTATTCCAATCGATCCACTCAAGATTAAAAAAGTTAGAAAGCTCAAGAAAGAAATGGATAAGGGAGAAAATGGAACTCCCGTACAGATGGTCAAGGACATAGAAGAATTCTATGTTTATACTAACACCGATAAAGAATCTTTCATTATGACTGGCCCACAGGGTCTACATCTGTCATTAGACAGTGTCGTTTATGTTCCATCTGGATTGGTAGATTTAAACAGCAAGCGGGTTCTTGGGTATCTACACAAAGCAATAAGACCACTGAACATGTTGCGTCAAATGGAAGACGCATTGCTGGTTTACAGAATTGCCAGAGCGCCAGAGCGAAGAGTTTTTTACGTTGACGTTGGACAGCTGCCGAAGCAAAAAGCGGAACAGTATATGCGTGACATGATGAGTCGTTTCCGCACACGCTTGATTTACAATCAAGATACTGGAGAAATCCGCGATGAACGTAAGTTTATGTCGGTACTTGAGGATTATTGGTTGCCACGCCGAGAAGGTTCGCGTGGAACAGAAATCACGACTTTGCCGGGTGCACAATCGCTATCACAAATTGAAGACGCAGAATACTTCAAGAAGAAGCTGTATGGAGCTCTTAATGTTCCTTTGAGCCGTTTGCAGCCCGAAAGCAACGGTTTCAATATGGGTAGATCTACGGAAATCACCCGCGAAGAAATTAAGTTTTACAAATTCATCGATAGACTTCGTTTTCAGTTTTCCAAACTGTTCATGGATACATTGCGGGTTCAGCTTCTACTCAAAGGCGTCATGACTGATGACGATTGGAAAGAATTAAAAACCGATATAAAGGTTGTGTTCAACACCGACAATTATTTCTGGGATTTAAAGGAAGCTGAAATTTTAGCCGAGCGATTGAAGATGTTGTCTTATGTTGAACCATATATTGGCAAGTATTTCTCTACTGATTATGTGAAAACACAAATACTAAGATATTTGCCAGAAGAATTGAAAGAACTAGAAAAACAAATGGCCGCTGACCGCCAAAGAATCGCACAGGAGCAAGCAGCCATGGCAGCGCAGCAGGCAGCACAACAACAGGCATAACATGAGCAAAGTAACAGATCTCTTAATTAAACATGGTTTGGATGGACTCATAGCCAAAAACGATGATTCATTCAAGAACAATCTCATTCAAGCTCTTTCAATGAAATTAAATGAAAGTTTTCTTGAGATCAAAAAAGAGATCAGCAGAGGGCTTTTGCGCAGACCACTTGAAACAGATGCAAGTAAAAATTTGGTAGAATTTGTCAAATTTATTGAAACTTTTAAACCAGGAATTTATACATTTAAAAATGGTTCAAATATAAATATTTCAGATTCGGATGTGGGCTACATAAAAACCTTGTTTGAATCTTTAAATGCGGCAAATAGAACCAAAATGGTAAATGAATTGTTTGAAGACGGTACCAAATTTAAGCAAACCCTTGAATTTGCAAAGAAAACAAAGAATCTATTATGAAAAACAACATCAGACAAATGATCAAAAACGTTATTGAAGAAAATGCTCTGACTTTCAAAGAGCAAACCTCGAAGGTATTGTACGGAAAAGTTGGTAGCAGACTTCAAGAACAATATAAGACGGTAGCAAAATCAATTTTTTCAAAGAAAGACGCCCAATGAAGTTAATCACCGAGCTAACGGAAGACATCAAATACATCAAAGAGAATGTAGGCAACGGTGAGAAGACTTACTTCATTGAAGGTGTCTTCATGCAAGCCAACACCAAGAATAGAAATGGAAGAATTTACCCTCAACCAATCTTGGTCAAGGAATGCAAACGTTATATCAACGAATATGTTACAAAAGGTCGCGCTTTGGGTGAATTGAACCACCCAACCGGACCAACTGTAAATCTCGATAGGGTCTCTCACATCATCAAGGAACTCCACGAAGACGGGAACAATATCTATGGAAAAGCCAAGGTATTGGATACCCCCATGGGCAAAATTGTCAAAAACCTCATTGATGAGGGCGCACAACTGGGTGTATCTACTCGCGGCATGGGTTCCTTGAAGAGCCGAAATGGATATCAAGAAGTTCAAGAAGACTTCATGTTAGCCGCCGTAGACATTGTTGCAGATCCTTCTGCTCCAAATGCTTTCGTAAACGGAATCATGGAAGGACGCGAATGGATGTTCATCGATGGCGTTTGGCAAGAAAGAGAAGCAGCAGCTGCCAGAAAGCTGATCCGTGAGTCCTCTAAGTCGGATTTGAATAAAAATATCGTCAAGGTATTCAAAGATTATTTCAGAAATCTAGAATGATGTATCGGTTACCACCACAAGCAGTAAAATATCTTTCCGAATCTTTGGATCGGAGAACCACACAATCACCAAAACGTGAATTGGCTGGTTATTTGTCTGAATATTATGGTGGTGGTTGGGGTGCACCTGGTACTGGAAATCTTACTAATGCCAAACCACAGATACCTCAATATGTAAAAGGGGAATCACCAGAAGAGATAGCTGCAGAAAAAACCAAAAAGAAAAAAGAAATGCAAAAATGGGGTAGCGGTGGTTTTGGAGTAGGTGGACCCACAGGTAAAAAAGGAGATAAAGGCCCAGGAAATATTTTATTTGGTGATACAGAAGAAGAAGATATAGGGCTTGGTGGTGCAGCGGCAGCATATGGGGCCGGGAAAGCATTTGGCACCATTGCTGACGTTATCGATGCCACTGGGGCCCAAAAAGCAGGTGACTTCATTGCATCCAACCTTCCTAAAGGCGCAGGTTTGCTGGGATCCATCGGAGGAGCCGTAGCAAGCAAAGCCATAATGTCAATTCCCGGTCTTGGATCAAAGTTGTTCAGGCAATTAGAAAATTTATCGGGTGCGCGTTGGTTTGAAGACAATACAGGTAAAATTAGCCAAAACCAAATGGGTCTGGCTGCTCAAGGTGCTGGAAAACCATTCGTACCACTTGTTATTCCGGGTGAAGTGAAGAATAAAGCTAACCCATATGATCCAAATGCGCAACGCAAGGCTGCAATAGAGGCAGCTAAAGAAGCGGAAGAAATAAAAAAATTACGAAGTCAAGGTTACGTTATTCCATAATTTTAAAAAGTACTAAATATTTCACAAGGATTCCTTTCACATGAAAAACAAAAAGATTAAGAATATTTTCGAACAAAATGCACCAATGGGCGGCTATGCCATGTCCAACGGTGGTTCAGATATGGATACTTCAGGACGTGGTTCTGCAATCCCAGCCCCAGTTGATTTTGGCGGAGCTGCAATGATGCAAGCACAAACTCCAATTGGTGGAATGGCTAAACCAATGGCAGCTGCTCCAGTATCCACAATGGCTCAACAACAGGAAGAGGACGAAGAAGTCGGCCCTGAAATGGAAGAGCAAGAAGAGGAAGAAACCCCAACCGATGAAGCTATCGAAACCAACGAAGAAGTTAAAGCTGATTTCCGCAATGCTTTGATTTCTCTCCTCGGTGAAAATGTTTCACCAGAGTTGGTCAGCCAACTTGAAGCCATTTTTGAGGCTGCAGTCACCGACCGCGTTGAGAAGACCGTCGCCCAGATCGTTGAAAACGTAGATGGCAACGTCAAAAATTACCTCGACAATGTCACCGAATCATTGGTTGAAAAGGTCGATGATTATCTGGACTATGTCGTAGAAGAGTGGATGACAGAGAACGCCGTAGCAGTCGAACAAGGAATCAAGACTCAAATCGCTGAAAACTTCATTGGTGGCTTGAAGAACTTGTTTGAAAACCACTACATCGACGTTCCAGCCGAAAAATACAATGTCCTTGACGAACTTTACGCTTCCAATCGCGAGCTTGAAGCCAAGCTCAACGAAGCAGTCAAGTACAATATGGATCTCAAGAAAGAAGTTTCGCTCACTGAATGCGCAGGCATCTTTGTTGCCGAGACCCGCGATCTTGCTGACACCCAAGTTGTCAAGATGAAGAACCTTATGGAAAACGTTTCGTTCTCCAGCCCAGAGGAATATCGTGAAAAGCTCGTCGCAATTCGCGAAAATTACCTCACTCACCGCACTGCCCCAGCACGTGTAGTAGAACCAGAACAAACCTTTGCCCCAGTCAAGCAAACCCCCTCAACTCTTGTTGAGAGCTATGTTGGAGCTTTGGGAAGACTTAACAAGAAAGTCTAAATTTCACTTTTTCTAAATAATTTCAACTCACTAGGAGATAATAACTACAATGAATTTTCAAGAAAATACACCATATGACATTCTCACCGAGAAGTGGGACCCTGTCTTAAGTCACGAAGCACTTCCATCCATCAAGGATGACTATCGTAAGAAGGTAACCGCCGTTCTCCTCGAGAATCAAGAGCAAGCCCTTCGTCAACAACACCTCATCGAAGACATGGGTGGCAACGCCAACCTCGGCGGTCCATCCACCTCAACCGGTTACAACACCGGTTCAGTCTCCGGCTATGATCCAGTTCTTATCAGCTTGATCCGCCGTTCCATGCCAAACTTGATGGCCTATGACATCTGCGGCGTTCAGC